CGACCACGCTGACAACGTACCCAGTTGGGATTACTGCCAGCACACTCATGATTAGCTGCTCGATATTGTCAAGCGATGCTGGGTTGCTGTTATAGGCAACCGCGACTGAAATTGTAAAATTAATTTTAACGTGAAGGGTACTTTTGCTGATTGTCTCAAGCTCTAAATAAGGCGTATCCGGTACGACCACAACGGCAGGCGGGATAATGGTTTCGGGTACATAGCTATAAACGTTGCCTGCGACGGATGCTAAGGCAGTGGCCAGTGGTGTCCGTACCTGACTTAAAATAGTGGATGCTGGCATTTACTGGCACACTGTCTCAACGTCAAGGTATGGCATAAGCAAAGTTGAAACTCGGTTAGTCAAGCTGCGACCCATGCGGTAAGGGGTAGCTGAAAAGTCAACGCCTTCAATCTGTCCACCAGCTGCAACGCGTGATTGAAACACCTCAACTGATACTGCCAAAATTGCGGACTCAATTGCGTCATTTCCGGTGTAGATGTTAACCGCTGAATAACCTGAAAGGGTAGCCGTGCCGCTTGGGATAATCTCGCGCAAAGTGACGTTGGCGTTGGTAATTGCAGATGTAAAATAATATGCTCCGGCGCGGACAACTGTTACTGTCGCACTAAATGGTGCTGGCAAACCAGCCACAATAATTGATTGGCCAGCGACAAAATGGTGTTCGCGCTCTGTATAAAAAAACGCTTCGTTGTTATCTAGCTTGTAAGCATTAACGGCCGATGTATTGGCCACTAGCATTGGCAAAATCACGGCTTCTGCCGTGTTAATTATTTCGTTTAGATAAGCGTCATCGTATAAGGCAATACTCACGCCCAACACCTGACGCAGCTGGGCGGCAGTCACAATGTTGGGCATGAGTATTCCTTTCGTTCGACTCGGCCAGCACGGGAGCGCACTGGCCGATGATTAATGTGTGCTTACTGCTTGTTATTCTTAAAAGCTCCGGCCGCAATCTTTGTGGCCGCTGCTCCAAAGGAATAGACGCCTACTGTGATTGAACCATCTGCAGTTGATTCCGCGCGCAGCTGATATTGGCTGGACTCGTACCATGTGTAAGCATCTGGGTTGACGATAAGGATTGTTCCATCGCCATCGCCTGCGTTTGTTGGGTCAACGTAAAGGTTAAGGCCTGCAACATTGCCAAGCAATGATGTAGGTGTTACCACGCCCCCAGCGTTTGATGGCTGTGATGCGTTGTAAATTGGGCGACCTGCGTCATTTAGACCCATGATGTTTGACCACTGTCCGGTTGAAACAATCATGTTGCGGGCAAATGGGCTAGCTAGTCCGGCAGTTGCGCCATAAACGCTTGCTGCGCCACGTGCTGTGATTCCAAGCAACTCTGCAGCTGTTGGATATGCGGCTACTGTTGTGCCGTCAAGTGTTGCACCTGAAATAAGGATGCCGTTAACGTAAGCGTTTTGCGCCTTAGCCATGGCAGCGACCATATTTCTAAGTAGCTCGTCATAAAAGACGGGGCTAGTCCTTGTGAATAGCTCAACGGAAAATTTCTGCTGGCCAGCAAACTTTTTGACGTCAACTGAAACAAACGCGCTGTTTTGGTCTGTCTCGTTAAAAATTGCATCTTCCGCGACAACTGCCACTGTTGGAGCAACTGTAATCTTTGGAATTTCAAATGTCATACCAGCATCTGGCAATGTGCCACGGCTGATTGCATCGATTGATGGGCGGATGGTTGTAGATAGTCCATTGATGACTTCTGCAAGCTGACGTGTTGGTACGAGACCAGCATTGTCTGTTGTGTTGTCTGCTGCAAGGACATATTGGCGCGCATCTTCGTTACCTAGTGCAGCCTGTACCTTGTTTTCAAGATACTTTGCGGCTGTCATTTCGATGCGTGGTTTTGTTGTAAATCGGCCAACTGCTGTTGCAGCGGCGGTAATTGACTGCGCGGCTTCGACCGACTCGACGGCTTCCGCGTTTGTGACGGCGTTATCCACTTCGTCTCCTTCTGTTGTTGGTTGGGTATCTGCATCCTCTGTTGTCGGTGCAGAATCTTCGGTTTCTTCGCCCTCTGTGGCGGCTACTGATTCAACGCGCGCGCTGCGGATTGCTGGCTCACTCGTTAATGCGACGGCTGTTAATTCACCCTTGAGGATGCGTACTGTGCCATCCTTAAGTGTTTCATATTCGTCAAATGAGACTTCTACGCTAAATCCATCGCGCAGACCTTCGGCAGCTTCGACAAGCGCATCATTTCCGGCACTTGTTTGAGCAATTTTAAATGTTGCTGTGATTTCTGTGTCGGTCTGTTCCATGCTTAAAGTTTTACCAATTCTACGTGTGCGGTCATGCTCAAGGTTAAGCAAAACTGGCTGCGCTTCGATTGAATTGGATGCAAACTGCACTTTTCCAATTGATGCGTTACCAGTTTCCTCAAATGAAACAATGCGCCCAGTAATTGTCCGGCTATCAGAATCGGTGGCGGTAATTGTCATTGGGGTGATTACTTTTTTCATAGCAACATATCCTCTTCTTCGCGTATTTCTTCGACTGACATTGCGCCAACTCGATTTAAGATTTCATAAACTTGCGCGCGCTCGTAAGGGTTGCCACGCAAGAAATCGTCAAGGTCAAACTTGACTTCTTGGCCAGCTGGGACAAAATCCGCAAAAGATAACCTTTGTTCAATTTGTGACATGTAATTTCTAAAGGCAAAATCCACAAGGTCGCGCCTTTTGTCTAAGGCGTTGCTGTACGTAAAGGTGGATTGCTGGGCGTCAACAAAATATGCAGGCAATCCACATGCGCGCGCTAATTCCAATGCAACGTAGTTACGCGCCTCGTTTAGTTGAATTGACTTAGGGTCATAACCCAGGGTTTCAAGGGTTACGTCTGCGTTTAAAAATGCAGTTGATTTATTTGCTCGCGCTGTACGCCATGAAGATAACAACTTAGCAACGCGGTCTGCCGGTAGCGATGTGCCATTTGATTTTAAAATCATTTGAGGAATTGGCTCATTTGCAAAGTTCATTGCGCTACGTTCAAGTGCAGCTGCGGCCTTAATTGTGCGGCCTGCGCGATTTAGCAAACCTTCGCCATCACCTTGGAAAACTACAAGATTATTTGGGTCAACAAAACTGCCATCGATTTGATACGCGACAATTTCAAATCCCATGCCGTCGGTCTGAATAGATACGCGCTCCGGTGCGATGCGCTCCATTGCTCGGATTCTTCCCGTGTCTGCATAACGCTCTGTGACGTATGCATACGCGCTCGGATGAAGGATGAGGTCTGAAATTAACCAAGACCAAAACACACTTCCGGCGATGCGTGGGTCAGGTTGATTAATAACGCGTGGTGCTTGGACTTTTTCACCAGTTGCAACATTGCGCACGTGCATAGGCAATGATGCAATTGTTTGGATAATTCCAATTGAACGTGCAACGGCTGGGATGCTTACCGCTTCCGCGCGTGTAGCTTGTGTAATACCAGCAAAGAAAAATGGCGATGTTTCTGCGTAGTATGGTGCAACACTCGCAGCATCAACCTCAAGTTGAGGTTTAGCAGCCTCTACTTGTGGAAATAGCACATTGAATAGACCCATGCCCAAATTTTAGGCTGGGTGTACTACTTAGCCCACCATGATGTCAAGGTCTGTCTCTGGGCGTGTCGCAAAGTGGGTAACCAATGCCGTGGCCACGCTAGCGCACACGGCGGTCGCGCTCGCGCGCCTTCCAATGACCCAACCGCCATCGCCACGACGTAGCTGCACGGCCGATAGCATTTGGGCAGTCAATTCCGGATTTGGCTTATAGCGCAGGCGACCGCTATTAATTGCGCCCAACATTTCGTCACAAGATTGTGGGTAAGCCGCATCCATGTCAAATATAGGAATTCCTGCAGGTGCTAGACGGGATGCAACTGCCCCACTTGTGCGACGGCTATAAAGGACATACTCAATCGGGTACTTGCGAGCATAAACGGCCAAATCATTGGCAATGGCCTTGTCATCCAGCTGCAAAGGGTTTTCCCATGTGTGCAATAGCTTCACGCCAAACGTCTCGTTTCCTAGCTTCTGCGCTCCCACCAATGCGGCAAATTTTCTGTCCGGACTTAGGTCAATGCCAAGCCAAGTAAGTTTTTCCTCATCCAAGTCAAAGGTTTCATCTGAACAAGCTGCCCATTTACTTGAGTCCACGCAACTCTGAATCGATTGAACCCATCTGCAAAGGACTTCGGTTTGCACAACGTCGGGCGGGTCATTGAAAACCGCGCGGATATTGTCGGGGTGGATAGTGATGCCAAGTGCCGGATTGCTATAGGCCGCATTTTCCATGCTTACTTCATCCGTAGGCGCAGACCACTCAAAATAACCAATGTCGTCAGCTGCTCCACCGATGGATTGCATCGCGCGCTGTCTAAATTGGTTGAGGACAATGCTTGCGGCATCTCCAGCATTGGTATAGCTCAAAATCATGGGGTTTTTGGCGGCCATAAGGGTATAACGCAAACTGGCAAACGATTCAAGGTCGGTCATCTCACGCAATTCGTCTAGGTGGATGGTTTCGGGCTTACTTACGCCACGGGCTGCCGACCCGCCTGCCTTGATGATAAATCGGGTGTTGTGCATCGTCTCGATTTCTTCCGAGCCATGACTCCACCGGATGCGTTTAACTTGCTTCGCCAAGTAATCGTTGGATTCAATGACCTGTACCAGTTGCCTAAACTGCTCCAGCGATGTTGATAGTCGATGAGCCGACCCGATTTGTAAGGATTCTTCCCATAGGAAAAGACCGCCTAAAATTCTAAGCTGCATCAAAAACGACTTTCCATTTTGCCGAGCTACGACGCAGGTATTGACCGGACTAGCCCAGCGGCCATTGGGTAACACTTTATGACTATGCTCAATGAAGAATTTTTGCCAAGGCATAAGGTCGATGCCGATAGTTGAGGCCAAATCGATGAGTTCAAGCCCTTTTGATGGCAAATCGTTCAATGGTGTGTGAATTCTAGGGGTTGCATGCCCATAAAGGCCTTCTGTGTCCCTACCCAAAACCGATTGCAGCCGATTTGAGCCGTCTTGGGACTCTTCCAGTCCCTTTGAGGCTTCTGCGTGGCTAGTCATGGCTTCTTGAGTCGTTTTGGGGGGTAACTAAAACAG